TCTGATGAAAACTCACTCATCGCCTTACCCTCTGTCGTTACCCGCTGATGCGGGAGAAATGCTTTGGCGATTGGATGGCCGGCGCTGAACTACTCCCGGCATTGATGATTTCTCGCTAGGTAAACCTGCCTCTCACCACTTTGCGAACCGTGCCCAGGCAGCTTGAGCATCATCATCTTGACGTCTCAGCGCATCAGCCTGCGCATTCATCCAATCCCAAAACATTCCCTCTAATGGTCAGCGCCAACTCCCTGCCAGTGTTGCCCGTTCTCACGCCGTTCTCGCTCTCGCGCGGGGATACTCTCTCACCGACCGGATCGCACCCGGTGATACAGCACGTTTTCGTGTAGGGGTCTTAACAGGTCATTGACGCTGTAAATGTGCATGTTGTTAAAAAGCAGGCGACTTGCTGTCCGCCGCTGGCTAACTTCGCTCAGCTGTCGATGTTTCGTTTCGATGGACTTATTAAAAACCATAGTTGTTTTATCGTCAACAACAATAGTTGTATTTGTGGTTGTATTGGTTTTATTTGGTTGTATTTGAAAGGAATTTATTTTTAAAAAATGTCTGATGACAGGATTTAGGCAATAAAAAACCCCGCCTAAGCGAGGTTTGATGAGGGGGAGGGCTGTTTACTGGTTTTGGCTTTTAAAGTAGTCGGAGACTTCTTTGGCTGCTGCGCACTGCGCTTTCAACTCATTATTCATTCTTGCTTTGACTTCGTCAGAGCTGCTCTCGCATCCGGCATCAAGCGAAGTGAAATTATATACCGCAAGCATTGTGACTTGGACTGTTACTTTGCACTGACTCGGCTGGGGGTGGTCTTTACATATAACAGATGACGATTGCTTTAAGTGATCAAGAACTGACTCTTTGGCCGTTGCCGATAATGGAGCCAGTAATACCATTGCCAATAATAATTTTCTCACAGTTGCATCCCTACCAGATTGTTGAAGTCCAAAACATTCTTCCGATTATCTGTACGCTATCGAGGTCCGCTTCTTCATCTGGGTGCTCGACATGATTGAAGCTGCGAATGCTCAGCCTGTTCGGTCCCACGCGATAAAGTATTTTTAAGCGATTCCATCCGTCCTGGCTGATTGCGTAGACCTTTCCGTCCACGATCTTTTTGTCGTTAATATTGATAGCGACAGTCGTTCCTTCCGGAATAACGGGCTCCATGCTGTTACCATGTGCAGGGAAGCAGATAACACTTTCTCTGTGGGCATTAACTCGACGCAGCGTCGCTTTTGAGAAGCGTAGTTTATAACCATTGTAATCTTCGCGAGGGAATGTCCCATCGCCGCAGGCCAGCTCAATATCCTTTAGAAATGGCACTTCTACCTCGTCATCAGGTAATGGGGTTGAATTATCCCAAGGCTCAACGATACCCCACTGATCAGACGGTGGGATGGCTTCATCCTGCCCAGTGAGAAGCATAGCGCCTTCCCCGGAGCTCAACCATTCAGGCTTTACCTTTAACGCATTTGCCAGCTCAACCAGCTTCGTTGTTTGGTTGGCTTTTCCTGTCTCTATTTTCTGGATAGCTGCCTGGCTAACCCCGACCAGATCCCCGAGAGCCTTTTGCGTAAGGCCTCGTAATGTCCTGGCTTCCTTCAATCTTTCAGCGAGTGTCGTTTTCATACGCGCAATGTACAACCATGGTTTTATTCCATCAAACGAAAATGGTTGTTGACTAAATACAACCATAGTTTTATTCTTTATTCATATTCACTACGGAGGTTGTTATGAACCCAACCATTAAAACCGCTATCACCATCGTCGGCTCTCAAAAAGCCCTTGGTGAAGCATGCGCAGTGTCGCAGCAGGCGGTTTACAAGTGGCTACACAACAAAGCCAAGGTTTCTCCGGAGCATGTGAACAGCATCGTAAAAGCAACTGGTGGCGAGATTCAGGCATACCAGATTCGCCCAGACTTACCGACGCTGTTCCCGTCACCGGCCGACAATAACGCCGCCTGACCGGCGGCCCTAACAACGAAAGGGAAAGCAATGCATTCACTTGCGTATCAACAAGGTAACAAATTTTCGCCAACGGCGATGATTTACCAGAATCGCCGGGAACCTGATTCCAAGGCGTTAAACATCGATGGGATCCGCGCAGCAGTTCGCGCATGGGCAGCTGATTGCCGCAGCCGTGAATTTGTCGCCGCGCTGATTGTGGAAGAGTGGCGGGCCACTGGCGGCACCGGTCTGGATATCCCGACTGACTCGCACCGCCAGATGCAGAAAGTATTTCGCTGGATCGATGGCGATACCGAGTACGCCGCCAACAACATTCGACAGCTGGCCCCGGCAATCATGGCCGTCCTTCCGCTGGAGTACCGCAACCGCCTGGCGCCGCAGAACGACACGATGTCGCTGATCGCCGCCGCGATGAAAGAGTGTGCTGAGGCTAAGCAGGCCGTGCTGCTGGACGCTCCAGAGCATCAGAAGCTGAAAGAGGTAAGCGAGGGTATAGCGTCGCTGTTTCGCCTCATGCCGGAGCAGGTAGGCCCACTGATGACGATGGTCACATCGATGTTGGGGGTTATGTGAGAGGAACCAGAAAAGAAAAAGCCCTTGAAGCGGTCACTTCAAAGGCCTTCCAAACACTGTGTTACGCCAAGTAACGGGAGTAATTATGGCAGAGAAATTGATGCATAACACGATGTTTTTGCCGCTCAGCCTGGAGAAAGAGAAGGTTAAGCATCTTGATATTCCTAGCGGCCTCAGATCTCAAGGGTGGATTTACGCGCTCAAAAATCCATACATGCCGGGAATCTTCAAAATAGGAATGACAGTAAATGAGCCTGAAATACGTGCTGCTCAGATTTCACAGGGCACTGGCATACCGGCGCCATTTGAAGTCCATAGCGCCTACTTTTCCGATAACCCGAGAGGCCATGAACAGGAGTTTCATCAATACCTGTCCAACTGCCGAATCAATCCTGGTCGTGAGTTTTTCAGATGCACAGAAGAAGAAATCGCTGAAGCAGCTGATGCAATCGGTTTAATCAGCCGTAGCGCCACGATAGAGGAACTAGCTGATTCTTATGACGTTATTTGCATTGAGCAGAGCGAACCTTTCTCTTTGCAAGAACTGTTTGACGATCTCGATATTTCAGTTTTCGGCTGCCAGTACGCGGCGACAAAAAGGTTGGTAGAAATCGGAAGGGAATATCTTCATCTCGTCAATAGGGGTGGTTGCTCGTTAGCATTTATGGATGGGAGGGGAATACCTGTCGTCCGTGAGTACATTCAACATCGCGAAGCATACATTGCATCCCAAGAAGCTGCGGGTGTGTATGGTCCGCAGAAACCAGGAGGATTTTGATGGCTCGCTCACGAAACATCAAGCCAGGCTTTTTCACTAACGACGAGCTCGCAGAATGTCAGCCACTGGCTCGCATTCTCTTCGCTGGTCTGTGGACTATTGCCGATAAAGAGGGTCGCCTGGATGACCGACCGAAGAAAATTAAAGCCATGGTACTGCCGTTCGATGATGTCGATTGTGACGCTTTGTTGCAGCAGCTGCATCAGCATAAATTCATCAACCGCTACCAGGTGAATGGCGATTCCTACATTCAAGTTTCTAACTGGAAAAAGCACCAGAACCCGCACTGCAAAGAAGCGGCAAGTGAGATACCAGAACCGCCTAAGAACCAAAATGGCACCGAACAAGAACAGTGCAATTCAGATGCAAAAGAGGAAAAGGAAGAAGAGGGAAAGCCTCAAGTAATTGAAAATAATGAAGCACAAGAAAAGCACGGTGCTAGTAAGGTGCAAGAACAGGTTCAGAACAGTTTAAATCCTGCTGATTCCCTTAACCTGATTCCTGATTCCCCTATCCCTGATCCGGATTCCTTGGTTAACACCCAAGCCGCTGACGCGTCTTGCGAAGAGGCCAATGCAGATATTCATGAAATATCGAGCCGGTACGCATTCGAGGGCCAGATCGTTCGGCTGAACCACAAGGACTACCAGGCATGGTTAAGCCTGTACCCTCTGATAGACCTGAACTACGAGCTTCAGAAGCTGGATATCGAGTTCACTCATGAGAAGCCAAAAAACTGGTTTATCACTGCCAGCCAGAAGCTGAGTTATCAGAACAAGCAAGCGGCAGTGCGCGGCAAACCAGCCGCCAAGCAGGATCTGGACTTCAACAACACTGACTGGGCCTATGAGGTGATGCGATGAAATCTCTTGCAGAGCAGATGCGTAACCACGACCGCGAGCAGATGAGCCGCATGGCGCATAACCTGCCAGAGCAGTATCAGGAGCGCGCACCGGTCGAGCAGGTGGCTCAGGTATTCAACAAGCTGTTCAACGAGCTGCGCGCCGCGTTCCCGGCCAGCATGGCGAACTTCCGTACCCAGGACGACCTGAACGAATTCCGCCGTCAGTGGCTGCTGGCGTTTCAGGAGAACGGGATCCACTCAATGGCCCAGGTTGATGCCGGTATGCGCATTGCCCGCCGCCAGGAGCGTCCATTCCTGCCGTCGCCGGGCCAGTTCGTCGCCTGGTGCAAACAGAGCGGCGGGGTGCTGGGTATCACCGTTGACCAGGTGATCACCGAATACTGGGAATGGCGTAACCGTTCGTTTGAATTCACATCCAGCGAGCAATTCCCCTGGTCGCAGCCGGTCATGTACCACATCTGCGTTGAACTGCGCCACCGCAGCACAGAGCGCCAGTTAACGCATGGTGAGCTGGCACGCGAGGCGGGTGATCTGCTGGATATGTGGGAAAAGCGCGTCACCGAGGGCAAGCCTATGCCGCCGGTACGCCGGGCAATTGCCGCTCCCGCTGCTGAGCACGGTCCGACTCCGATCCAGCTGCTGCTGGCGCAGTACAACCGCAACAAGTATGGCGGAGGTGATTAAAAATCTAAGGAAAACTGCATTTTCCGCAGAAAGTAGATGATCATTTTGGAATCGATAGTGGAAATCCTTGCAACCATTGAGATGCAGGTTCGCATGGCTAAGGGTATGCATGTCGAGTGCAAAATTTAATCAAATATTTAGATTGCTTCTCTTAGCACTCAGAAGTTGAAAGTGGGCAACTATTAAGAAGGGGCCAAGCATGCTTGGTAATCTATCAAGTGTATAGTTTTTTTGGATGCAAATAAAAACGTTAAATGCTAAAGTGTTACCATTATTAACAGGCAGGGATATATATGCAAAATTCAATCCTATTTACTCTTCTCTCTAATGTTAATGGCGTAAAAAATGTAGAAGAAGAGAGGTTCAAAATTGTTAATGATGATACCTATCATGCCTTTGGTGGGTTCGACTATTCTTCTGATCAAGATGACGACGAACCTTATAAGGTCATTTATGGATTTTTCAAAAGACCAAGCACATATTGTATATCATTAAGTATTAGTTTTATTTTTGAAAAGCTTGAGAATAAACTGACCGATGAGGAAGTTTTATCTTTAATAGATGAGCATAATAAATATGCCATTGGAATTAAGACTCACTCTCTAAATCAAGAGGCTGATGATGAGCTTAATATTTCTTTAAGCACAGAATTCTATCTTCCTTCAGTTATAGATTTTTCATCTTCATTAATTAATCAACTTATATATACAAACTTGAGATTCTTAGAAAATGCTCCAGTGAGTTTTAGTGAGCATATGAAAGCTAGAGGTATTATACATGATTTTCTGCTGACGCGGGATTAACATTATGATAAGTTTCATTGGAGTTTTGCAATTCATTCTAACAGGTGCGCTAACACTTGGTGCAAGCAGGATTTTACAGCATTACCAAGCTTCTGATGATATTGCTCAATGGGTTTATCCTTCTGTTGCTGTTTTTTCATTATGGTTCTCATCTTTTATAACGAGAAAAGAGAAAACTAAGGAACTGAACGAGAAACTCGAATCAGAGAGGAATAGATGGAAGGATATATGCTCTGAAATTAAAAAGGCTAAAGACCTTTTTATTGAAGATTTGATTCGTAATGAACCATCACACAATAGACGCAATGAATTATTTTTTCGTAATGCAATCAAAAATGCAGTTTTAGAATTATCTGTTAGTGAAGAGAAAATATTACAGCTTGTTGCAAAGTTAGAGGCGTTATCTTCTAAAAATAAAGAGTTAATACATGATCTCGAATCAAAAGAAGAACATATTGAGTATATCGTAGAGTCAAGAACAACTTTCGAGCGGAAGGTTTCAGAGTTTATAAATCAGTTAAGGGGATTTCATCAGGAAATTAACAGGGAGCTTAAAGATACTTCCTCTAAAAATAGCGTAATGTGGAAAGGTATCGATGCTTTAGCGGATAAAATTTACCAAGAGATTAACTCCTTTAATGATTATATTTCAGCGTCCTTCATAGAGGAAAGACAGGCTACTAAACCTAAAAACAGGAAATCAAATAACCAAGTCATGGATAATAATTTTTCTACACCCATTGCAGATTTCGAAAAATCTCCAGACAATAAAAAAAGACAGGTGGCTTGATTTTATTTATAAGCCCTTTTTAAAATCATCTTAAAAGGGCTTTAAATACATTGATATTAAGTTTTTCCTAAAATCATTATTTTCTCTCTGTTAGTCACAGAAGCTTAGCGGCACCTGCGATTTTCTGCATTCTGCGGTTTCCTTGAAGGAGGCCTAGTCCATTTTACTTCATGATGCATACAAGAAAAATGTAAAATAAAGACATTTCGTTCAAGATCTTGGCATTAGAGCCGATAGACATAAAGCGATATCAATTCAACTAAGGATATTTTATGGCACATCATTTTGATGGTACTCCTATAGGTAGCGAGATTGGGATAGATGAGCATCAAAAGCACATAGATGACCTAGAGAGAGAAGAATCTGCGATCAGATCAGCCATTGACGGAGGCCAATCTCAGCAGAAAAGGCTAAATGAAATATCTGACGAAATATCATATCGTCGCAGCCAACAGGAAGAGCTAAAAAAGTTTCTGTAGAGGGTTCAGCTGTTTGATTTTCCATAATCACCCAGCCATAATCATGTCATCGGAGCCTGAACAACTCCGGTGACTTCTGCGCATTTAAGGGGACTTAAATGCGACCACAATCTGAACTCAATAACCTGTCACAGATGCAGAAATGCACCTGCGATTTTCTGCATTCTGCGGTTTCCGTTAAGGAGGCCGCATGACTCTGCCAGTAGACGGCATCAAACTTCATCGCGGCAACTTCGCGGCCATCGGCCAACAGATTCAGCCATTGCTGGATGCTGGGCAATGCTTCCGCCTGCAGGTGAAGCTGTGGCGCGAGAAGCGCAGCCTGTCGCAGAACGCGCTCAGCCACATGTGGTACACGGAAATCAGCGAGTACCTCATCGCCCGCGGCAAGACCTTCGCTACGTCTGAGTGGGTCAAAGACGCGATGAAGCACACCTATCTCGGCTACGAAAGCAAAGACCGCGTAGACGTTGTGTCCGGCGAGGTCACCACCGTGCAATCCCTCCGCCATACATCCGAGCTGGAAACCGGCGAGATGTACATCTTCCTGTGCAAAGTCGAAGCCTGGGCAATGAACATCGGCTGCCACCTGACTATTCCGCAGAGCTGCGAATACCAGCAGCTGCGCGAAAAGCAGGAGGCATGATGTCTACTCCACTTTCCCGCGTCATCACGAACGAAATCTTCCGCGTTCCGGCGCGCCGCCAGCGTAAGCCTGCTGTTAAGCCGTCCGACATCCCGACCTTGAAAGACTATACCGCCCGCCTGGTGGATCAGAAATGGCTGCGTCTCGCGGCACGGAGGGCGCATGGCTAATTTGTGCAAAGCGGCTCGCGGGCGCGAATGTCAGGTGCGGATCCCCGGCGTATGCAACGGCAACCCTGAAACCTCAGTGTTGGCACATATCCGTATTGCAGGCCTCTGCGGCACAGGAATCAAGCCACCTGACCTGATCGCAACCATCGCATGCAGCAGCTGCCACGACGAGATTGATCGCCGTACGCGTCTGGTCGATGCGGAATAAGCAAAGGAGTGCGCGCTTGAAGGAATGGCCCGCACGCAGGTTATCTGGCTGAAAGAGGGGCTCGTAAAAGCATGAATGAATATCGCATCAGTCTCCCATGGCCACCGAGCAACAACCGCTACTACCGGCATAACCGCGGGCGCACGCATATCAGCGCAGAAGGACAGGCGTACCGCGACAGCGTCGCCAGAATCATCAAAGACTCAATGCTGGATATCGGCCTGACCATGCCCGTGAAAATCCGTATCGAGTGCCACATGCCGGATCGCCGCCGCCGGGACCTGGACAATCTGCAAAAGGCCGCATTCGATGCCCTGACGAAATCCGGGTTCTGGCTCGATGACCAGCAGGTTGATTATTACAGCGTTAAGAGAATGCCGATCGTCAAAGGCGGCAAGCTTGAACTGACCATCACCGAACTGGAGGCGGCATGAACCTCAACCACTTCCTCCGGTACCAGGCAGAAAGCGTAAAGCGCGCCAACATGCCACCAGTAGCAAAGCACAGCCAGACCAAAACCAACCAGCCTCAGAAGGAAGCCGCATGAACAGTCAGCAACTGGAATACGTACGTCAGCAGCTCATTGTGGCGACCGCAGATCTGAGCGGGGCGACGAAAGGGCAGTTGGTAGCTTTCGCCGAGAACGCACAATTTACCGCGACGGCGCGCAGCCGGGGACGGAAAAAGGTATTCGACAAGGACAAGCAGCGAATGGTTAACCCTGACGGTCCGCCGATGAGTGGAAGCCAGTCCCGCGCCAAAGGCTCATCCATCGCTCTGGTTAGCCCGGTAGAGTTCGGAACCGCATCCTGGCGTCGTGCTGTCCTGTCGCTGGATGAGCAACAGAAAGCCTGGCTACTGTGGAACTACAGCGAGAATATCCGCTTCGAGTACCAGGTGGCGATCACCCAGTGGGCGTGGGCAGAGTTCCGGGAGCAGCTCGGCGCGAAGAAGGTGGCTGGCAAGACGCTTGAGCGCCTGAAAAAGCTTATCTGGCTGGCTGCGCAGGACGTGAAGGCTGAGCTGGCTGGGCGGGAGACTTACGAATACCAGGCCCTGGCAGAACTGGCGGGCGTGGCGAAATCCACTTGGACAGAAACCTATCTGCCTCACTGGCTGGCTATGCGTAACAGCTTTAAGCGGCTCGATTGCGGTGCGCTTATATCCGTAACGCGATCACGTTCACAACAAAAGGCGACAAATTTAGATGTAAGTCTTGCAAAACCGAACTGAAACGCATATATTTCATGTAAATCTGATATCGTCGCCATAGCTTTATAGGTCGACACAATTAATTCAAGCCCGAGGTTAACACCTTGGGCTTTTCTTATAGATTAGTTTTGCGACCGCTTGATATCGTTATTTCTTCTTTTCAGTGAAGTGGTTGGTAGCAACTGTTGTGCCGATCGTAAGGGCCACACCAGCAATAGTTTTTACAATTGTTCCAGCGTTTTCAGCTATTGCCTTTGTGCATCCAGGACATAATTCTTCATCGTATGCTTTTCCACCTTTGGCATAATCATCGCACCCAGGTGTCCGGCAAGCATAAAGAATCCCATGACATTCCGGGCACTCACATTTATCACGTTGGAAAGTATTTTCTTCGATGATGAGTGGGATAACAGTCTCACGGCAATGACCACAAATACCAGCATGTTTAGTTGGCATAAAATTTCCTCGCTAAGGTTTAGATAGAGATCTTATCGGCCTGCTTAGCAGGAGATTTAATCAAATTTATTCATGAACTCGCTTCGGCAGGTTCTTTGCTTTTAAGGCTCGCATGTGCGGGCCTTTCCTGTTTTCAGGCTCCGGGAACCATCATCGACACGCCTACTTGTTAAATCGTCCCGAGGGCCTGACCCCTTTCAAACACACAGCCCCCGCTTTTAAGCCGGAGGTTAGAGACTATGAAAATGCATAACGATCCCCACTCCTGGACGGAGTTTATCGAACTACTCCACAGCTGGTGGCGTGGCGAAACGCCGATGGGTGCCGTATTGCTATCGGTTGTCATGGCCGCCATGCGAATCGCTTACGGCGGTGGCGGCTGGAAGAAAATGATTCTTGAAGGAGCAATATGCGGAGCTCTAACCCTTACCGCTGTGTCAGCTCTTGATTACTTCAACCTCCCGCAGTCCCTGTCTATCGCTATAGGTGGCGCCCTCGGGTTTGTTGGGGTAGAGCAGGTTAAGGTTATGGCGTCCCGGGTGTTTAATTCTCGCTTTGGAGGCGGTGATGCAAACCAGTGAGAAAGGCATTGCCCTGATCAAGCAGTTCGAAGGCTGCAAGCTCACCGCGTATCAGGACAGCGTCGGAGTGTGGACGATCGGCTATGGCTGGACTCAGCCCGTCGACGGCAAACCTGTCAGCGCCGGGATGACGATTAAGCAGGAAACGGCAGAGCGTTTGCTGAAAACAGGGCTCGTCAGCTATGAAAGCGACGTGTCTCGCCTGGTTAAAGTGGGGCTGACTCAAGGGCAGTTCGATGCTCTGGTGTCGTTCACGTATAACCTCGGCGCACGGTCCCTGTCGACATCTACACTGCTGCGAAAACTCAACGCCGGTGATTACGCTGGCGCAACAGATGAGTTCCTTCTCTGGAATAAAGCTGGTGGCAAAGTCCTGAATGGACTCACCCGTCGCCGGGAGGCAGAGCGGGCTCTGTTCCTGTCATGATTGGCGCGCTGGTTAAGCGTTACTGGTTACAGCTGCTGGCGCTGGTGTTAATCGGCGTGCTGGCGCTCCTCGTGAACCACTACCGCGACAATGCCATCACCTACAAATACCAGCGCGATAAAGCAAAGGTCCGGGCAGACACATCAGAGGCGATCACAAACAACGTGATCACCACGATGAATCTCATCCGTGACATTTCACAGGCTACCCAGAATGCAAAGAACGAACTGGCTAAAAAGGGCGAGACGCGCATTGTCTACATCAGGCAGGCGCTTGAAGGCGATCCGTGCGCTAACCAGCTTGTTCCTGCTGCCGCTGCTGACAGCCTGCGGGAATACGCAGACAGTTTACGTTCCGGCCCCAGTGGTACCGATAAGCGCTGACCTGACCGCAGACACGCCGATCCCAGGAATGGCCGTGCCATTCACGTGGAAGGCAAGTCTGGAGTTAAACGCTCAGCTCTATACGGCGCTGGGGCAGTGCAATATGGATAAGGCTGGTATAAGGAAAATCGAGAATTCAAGACTTGATTCACGAATCAGAATTTTGAAAGCTAACTAACTATAAGTATGATGTTTTCTCCAACATAAGGAGTGAACATGGAACGTAATAAACTGGTAAGCACTTTAAGATTCGTAAGCCCAAAAACAGCAAACTCATTTAAATATGAAATCTATATCGATTTGGATGGTAATCCGCCTTTTGCGGTTCTTTACACGGAAGTGAAAATGAGTACCGATTTAGACCCAAGAAACTTAGGTGACCGCTATGTTTGGGTGAAGGTTGATGGGTATATTCGCCTAAATGGCCCAGACATTGAGCAGTTAGAAAGTGAGTGCGAGACGCATATTAAACAGATGCTTGTTTAAAGCTTAGTAAATGCCGCCTACGGGCGGTTTTTTGTTGCCATCACCATGCATGGGTTGGCCCATCGTAATGGCAGTATCCACTTAAGCGGATAAAGAGGCTCTCAATGTCCGACATCTACCAAATCACGCTAACCACCCAAACAGGCGAAACCTTCACGGGCAAGATGTCCCGGCGTCAGCCTGAGCTGGTTAACGGCTTTGTGCCGCTGGCGACCGAAACGGGACAGTGGCTGTATTTCGCTCCTGCCGATGTAAAGCGCGTGGAGTTCACGCCGGTGCCGGAAGAGCAGACCGATCAGCCAGCAGAACAAGCGACGGAGTAAGCCATGGATAACGATGACGAGCGCAGGCCATATCCGCCAGTTAACTTCATCGACTCCGACAACTGGCAGCCATACACCAGGCTGGTCCCCGCCAACGAAGTGCATGAGTGGATATGCAGGCGAACTGCAGAAGGAGATAAAGTTTATGAACAGGCACATCGTTTATGATAGCCATTACAAAGCTCATCTGCAGGTGTGCTTGATAATGGTTATCACTAAATGGGGATAGCGAATTGTTGATAAAGATGCTGTCACCAGTAACAACCAGTGACAGCGGGATATACCTAAAGCTGTTGGTTAAGGAACTTCCTTCTATTCTGGTGCTTTTCCTAATAACTGAATTACTTCATCCTTTAACTTATTAAAATACTCCTCACTGTGCTCAAGGTCGGGATCGTACTTTAAGGAGTCCTCTATCGTTTCAGCCATTAAACCCTTTGACTTGCCAACTGCTTCATTTACAACACAAGAAATGGTGACTACGGCAACTTTTAGGGCATGAATATCCAGCCGCAACTTATCGTTTTCATCCTCTAACTCTTTAATCCTATTCTCTAAATCAGACATTGTGTTGCTCCTAATGGATAAAAACACAATGTAACACGAAGCAAAACTAGAAGTGAGATGACTATGGCAAAACCGGACTGGGAGGCCATCGAGACGGCGTACCGGGCCGGAGTGATGTCCCTCCGAGAAATAGCATCACAGCACGGCATCAGCGAAGGCGCTATCCGTAAGCGTGCCAAGCGTGACGATTGGTCGCGTGACCTGAATGCGAAGATTCAGCAAAAGGCTGACGATCTGGTACGCAAACAGGAGGTACGCAAGCAGGTACGCAACGAAAGCACTTTGACCGAACGCGTACTGATAGAGGCAACCGCTGAGGTGATTGCCACGGTACGCATGGAGCACCGGGGAGACATCCGACGGGCTCGCGAACTGACAAACATGCTATTTGATGAGCTGGCCGGTGAGTGTGGCGATGTAGCTGCGCTTGAGATGCTCGGCGAACTGATGCGACGTGAGGATGATAAAGGTCAGGATAAGCTCAACGATCTGTACCACAAAATAATCAGCCTGCCTTCCCGCGTTAAGTCCATGAAAGACCTGAGCGACAGCCTTAAGACGCTGATCGGCCTCGAACGTGAGGCGTACAGCATCGAGAATAAGGCTGAAACGAAAGAGGTCACCCATAACGTCATGCTGGTGCCAACCAGTGACAGCGTGGATGACTGGGAAGCGGCAGCGAAGAAACAACAGGATGGGGTGCTCGGTGGATGAATTACAAAGCTGTATGGAAGCCTCTGCCTGGCTCGCAGTCTCTGGCGCTGAGCTGCCCGTGTAACGAAATCCTGTTCGAAGGCACTCGCGGCCCGGGCAAGACCGCTGCTCAGTTAGCCAGGTTCCGGCGCAATGTCGGAGTGGGGTATGGCTCGTTCTGGCGCGGCGTAATCTTCGACACCGAATATAAGAACCTTGCCGACATCATCACTCAGTCGAAGCGTATGTTTCGCCTGTTCAACGACGGCGCGCGCTATCTGTCATCTGCTAGCGAATTGCGATGGGTATGGCCTACTGGCGAGGAGTTGCTCTTCCGCTTCGGCAAAGAGGCAGACGACTACTGGGATTTCCATGGGCAGGAATTCCCGTTTATCGGCTTTAACGAGCTGACTAAACAGCAGTCCCCGGAATTCTACGAAATGATGTTCTCCTGCCGACGTTCATCGTTCAGGCCGGAAAACTACCCGCTGGCTGACGGTAGCCTGCTGAAGCCTATTCCCCTGGAGACGTTCAGTACGACCAACCCATTCGGTATCGGTCATACCTGGGTGAAGAAGCGCTTCATTGAACCAGCGCCGCGCGGCACCATCATTCGAGAAACGCAGAAGGTGTTCAACCCGCAGACTGAACGCGAGGAGGAAGTGACTCTTACCCGTGTGGCCATCCACGGGTCGTTCAAAGAGAACCCTTACCTCGACCCGCAGTACATCGCTACCCTGATGGCCATCAAAGACCCGAACCGGCGTAAAGCTTGGGTAGAGGGATCATGGGATGTGACCAGTGGTGGACGCTTTGACCATTTATGGAATGAAGCGCTGCACGTCATTAAGCCGTTCCGCATACCGGATAGCTGGACAGTCGACCGCTCCCATGACTGGGGTGAGTCGAAGCCGTTCTCTAATCTGTGGTGGGCGCAGGCCGATGGCACCGCCGCCGAGCTGCCTGATGGTCGGCAGTTCTGCCCACCGGCAGGGACGATAATCCTGATCGGAGAATGGTACGGCTGCCCGCCTGACGAACTGAACAAAGGCCTAAATATGTCATCCACCAACGTCGCGAAAGGCGTGGCGTGGATTGACAAGCGGCTGGTGGGCGAAGATGTCGACGAGCCGGAAGAGATTCAAATAGACGGTGTTACGCAGGGCCAGTTGAACATTGTTCCGGGAATATGCTCGGAAGTTACCCCGGGCCCGGCTGATAGCGCCATTTTCAACACTGGCGACGATGAGTTATCGATCGGTCAGAAAATGGAAAATCAGGGTGTCGAATGGCTTGAAGCCAATAAGAAGCCGGGCTCTCGAGTCAACGGGGCATCAGTCTTCGCTGACATGCTTGAGGCTGTGGTTGAAGGTAAGAAGCTTGAGTCCGGCATCCCGGAGAAGCCTGCCTTTTACGTGTTCGATCATTGCCGTGGCTGGATTAGCCGCATACCCGTGCTGGTACGCGACAGCAAAAATCCTGATGACGTAGATACCCAGCAGGAAGACCACGACTGGGATGCTACCCGCTACCGAGTACTGCATTCACCACAGAAAATCACCGGCATGTTGGTGCGCTCGCGCTGACGGAGGAAACCGTGAACGAAAGCGAAATGAACAAACAATTTGCCGCAAATGCCAGCCTAGATCGTGATCGTATGCGCTACGTTAACGCTCTGTTTAATGGCACCAGCAATACGAAACGCCAGCGACTTTACCAGGAGTTTGGCTATCCACTGAACCTGACGTTCGACGACTTTTTCCGGGCCTACAGCCGTAATGCAATTGCTAATGCTGCGGTTAACCGGATGGTTGATGGCTGCTGGGAGGACTTCCCGGATGTCTACGAAGGTGACCAGACGAAGGATGCCACCAAGCAAACGGAATGGGATAAGCGCGTAAACAAACTGCTCAAACGTTGCTGGAAACAGATTAAAGGCGCGGACAAGCGAAACCTAGTGGGGCGCTACTCTGCGCTGCTTATCCAGGTAAAGGATAACCGGACCTGGGATAAGCCGGTCGATAAGATAGTTACTGCCAGGCAGAAGGAAAAGGCGTTAGTTAAGTTGATCCCGGTGTGGGAGGCACAGATTGAGCCTGTCTCTTACAACGAAGATCAGAGCAGCGAGAACTACGGTGACGTCACCATGTACTCGTTTACTGAAATCCCGGTACAACAGCAAGCAGGGGGGCAGCCCGGGCGTATCATCAACGTCCACCCTGACCGCGTTATTATCCTTGCTGAAGGATCAGATGATGGCCGCCTCTACTCTGGCGAATCAATGCTTGCTGCCGGTTTCCATAAAATCATGGACAGCGAGAAGGTCTCCGGCGGTGCCGCCGAGGGGTTCTTCAAAAACGCCAGCCGCCAGCTCAACTTCAACTTTAGCGCCAAAACAAACTTCTCAGCGCTGGCTAAAGCTCTTGGAGTTTCCGAATCTCAGCTATCCGAAGCCCTTGATGGGCAGGTGCGACGCCTTAACGACAGCTCTGATAGCGCTGTGATGATGCAGGAGGGCGATGTCAGCGTGCTTTCGGTTGCAGCGGCAGATCCTGAACCCACGTGGCGAACCATTCTGAATGAGTTTTGCGCCACCGTGCCGATCCCGGTCAAAGTCCTGGTAGGAATGCAGACGGGAGAGCGGGCCAGTACCGAGGATGCGAAGGACTGGGCCAAGACCAGAATGAGCAGGCGAACAGGATTCCTGACAGACCTTATAACGGACATCGTTACCCGATTCTGGAAGTTTGGCTTTATCCCTCCAGCGGTAGGTGAGGAAATTACCGTCGGATGGTCTGATCTGCTGGCGCCGAGCCAGGCAGAGAAGATTGCCAATATGGACAAGCTCGCCGACGTAGCCGTGAAGTCCACGAACGCCTTTGGACGCTCAGCTATCACAGAAAATGAGATTCGCGCGGCGGGCGAACTGCAAGCCCTGCCTGAACTTGATGATGAGGTGCCACCAGATGGCAACAAGCCAAAGCCTGATCCACTGGCCGACCCAGAATCAGA